ATCCGCCGCTCTTGCTCATCAACCCGCCCACGAAGAAGGCCGTAAGTCATCGCAGCACCACCGACAGCGGTGACAATGCCGAGCCATGTTAGGAGTTGTTCGGGTGTCATAACCCTTCGCCTTGGACAATGTAGACCGTAGCAGCTGCTGAACCTAGCCCGCTAAAGAACGACTCACGACCAAAGCGCAGAATCTCAACGGCCCCTGGCACTAGCACAATTGCTGCGGAAGGTGTCCCTGCAACAGGTGCGACCGCGTTAGCCGTTGCCTCTGCTGCTGTGCCGCCTACGCCTAGAAACACCGTGACAGTGGTGCTTGCGTTGATAATGCGATACTGGCCCGTGCCTTGAGCATCAAGCCTGCCTAAGACCGGTGCCTGCACACCTGTGGGTGCTACAGCTGCCGCCGGAACCACGACGGTGTTGCCCATAGGGGCGAATGCGATTTGAGAATTACTTGCCATGATCAGACTCCTTTAGTGCCATTGGTTTTAATTGAACTACCTACAAAAATTAAGCTCCAGACATAACAAACACCGCTACGTTGCGGCCACTAACGTCTGTGTTTTTAACGCTGATTTGTCGAGTTCCTGACGACCATACACGAAATGTTCCCGTTGCTGGCTCACTGGTGTTGCCAACTTCAAAGGGCGTTCCTTTTGCGATGACCGCATTTGCCGAGCCACTTGAGCCAATCAACGCATACGCCTCATTGCTAAACGCTGCTTGAATGAACAGAATACAGCCTTCTAAGTTGCTCACGTTAAAAACTTCCGTAGCTCCGCTGGCAATAACTTTGCTGATGATATTTAGAAAGCCTGGACCGCTATCGCCAGCGACTTTACCCAATCGCGCCGCTTGATTAGTTTTTAAACCGCTGTCTGTAAGTCGTGTTGCAACGTTATTGACAAAGCCATAATTTCCCCACGCAGAAAGGCTGGATGACATGCCAACACTTGGCAAACCATCACGCACAATTGCAGCAGTTCCGGCCCCCGCATAAACGTTTTCAAACGCAGTGCTATCGGCAAAAAATGGTGTGATTGCGCCTGATGACTTAACATAGATCAGGGCTTTCTCGCTGGTTACGCCATCTGCAATTTCCTCGACATAATTCTTGGAAACTTCAGCGTAATTTTTGTCTCCATTACAGAGATAGTTGAAAAAGATTTTAACCGTGCCAAAAATCTTGTTATTTGTAATTGAATGTCGAGAAAACACCGAATCTCTGGGGAAACATTGCGCAAAGTTTTCGAGTGTAACGCCATCTAAATAAACAGCGCATCCATCAACTAAAAGACCGGGCTTGCCTAAATTAAGACCACCGCTTGAGGCAACGCATATTTCGGGTTGTTGGCCATTAGAATATGAAAAAGTAAGATCGCGGAAATTCCCGCTGCCTGCTTGAGCATCAACCTCTCCATTGCCGCGTCCACTTGTCAACCCTTCAGTTCGAATAAAGCTACTAGCCTGCACTACAGTATCTCGGCATTGAGTTTTAATGGATCGACCGTAGCAATTTACGAACTGGGAGCTAATGCACGAAAACAGGCTTTCGATCTTTGTGGCACCATCAGTTGGAGCAAAGTAGGCTATACCGTCCTGATCGTCCTGATAAGCTAAATCACTACTGTAAATCTTTTCTATTTTTACGCCATAAACAAACATGGCTTTAACGTAACGCGCAGTGCTATACCAAGTGACGCCGATGCCGTTAATTCCGATAGAACCTGACGTTCCTTGACCAGCAGGAAGTTCACAATCGCTTGCACCGCCGCCATTGATCGAAACAAAATTATATGATCCGACAACAAGCATACCGTTGCCGCCAGTGAGCGTGTTGATGCGTTTTGCACGTTTCACAAAAAGGTTGTTGCAAGTAAGATTGGAATAAGTGTCAGAGTCGTTGTTAAGCTCCAAACACTTGTTACACAGCTTTCCGCCGTCTATGGTTAAATCGTTAATAACGATCTCAATACCCGCACCTTGCAGAAACACTGCACGTTCAACATGACTGCCAGCATACAAGATCGTAGCGTTGCGCCCCTCCCAATATACATCGGTAGTGTATGTATATGAAACGGGTGAGGTAATTCGATAAGTGCGGCCGCACCAGTCAATCGGACGTCCTGTGTTTAAAACAGACTGAATTGCCGCCGTATCGTCCGCAACGCCATCACCTATCGCCCCAAAATCCAGCGGATTAGCTGGAGCGCCATTGATCATCGAGTAAGATACTTTTGTCAAAGCCATTTCAAAATCCTTACACGTTATACGTTACGCAGAACGAAAATGTTTGGCCGCTTGCTACAGGATACGCTGCATCATAGCGCCAAACTGAGCCATTTGTTACGCCAGAATTAACATACGCAGATAAAGACGCGGCGGTTGATGCGTTCCAACCATGACCTATGGAGCGGATGGTTGCTGCCGCAGTGAAGGGGACACCCGAAAAATCAATACGACCAGCGCCGGTGCCGTTATCTGTAATTTCTATGGAAGCCCAGATCGTTACTTGTCGGCCAATTCTTGTGTATGTTCCTGAAACAGCGCCGACCGTCGTAATCGTTCCAGAGCTGGCTGTAACAACAGGTGTCCAGGTGCCTTCTTCATACCAAGTCAGCAACTCGCTGGTCATGCCTGCCGCGCCGGTGTTGGCGCTGAAATCAACGCCTTTGCCAGCGGTGCCGATAACTAGGTTGCCGTTGACGATAGTCTGATCGCCTGTGCGTGTTGATGGAAATTGAACCGACTTGAGCATTGTTGTTCCCCTTATCCTAACACGAATTCGATGATTGACGTCAGTGGCGGTGCTTGGCTGAAAACCACGTTGCTTCCTACAATCGAATAGGTGTTCTGATTTTGATACACGCCATTGATATAAACCATTCTTGGACTTGATGACACTGAAAAGATGGTTTGCGATCCTGTGCCTGTTGCATTAACCGCTATGGATCCGCCGCTGTTGAAAAATGCGTTATCGTTGAGCGACGTATAAGCCACGCTCCCGTTCTTATCTTGAACCTGGATGCTGTAGTCACTCCCGACATAAAGCCGTGCAGGGGTGCCGCTATTGACCGGATAGCCGCCTTGAGTGCGGATAGGCAATGGCGCTGGGATAGTAAGCCCTGCATCCCAATACACCGCTATGGGGTTTCCTATAGGCTGTAGGTTAGCGACACCGATCCAGATGTAGCCGTCCTCTAATGGTTGCCCATCGAGGCCCGTTATAATCGGGAAGGGTGGCTGAACTGAAAGAGCGGTCATGGCTATTGTCCCTTGAACTGGTGACGGGTGGCTGGGTTAGTGGTGGGTGTCATTGCGGTGGGCCTACAATAATAGCGCCCTCTGGTGCTCCAGATGGTTCATTCATATTTGCGGCACCGACTGCTGCGACGGGTGCGGCTGCAGCTGTCATGCGTTGCGTGAAGTCCGAGATCAGACGGGCCTTTTCGGACCCGCTTGCCTTGCCTATCCGCATAAGCATGTCACGGGTTGCAGCACTTTCATAAAGGCGTGCGGCTGCCCCTACACCGGCACTTGATGCCAAACCTGTGATCGGATCAAAGCCCAGCAATGTGCCAAGCCATCCGAAGCTGCCAGCCGTTGCAAATGGAACCAGACGTTCGCCGGTGCGTGGTGCAAATTGCGATTCCTGTGCACGACGTGTGGCATTGAGAACCGCAACCAGACCTTGCACACGATTAGCCTCTGCCCCGCTAAAGAACTGTCCAAAGTTGCTTTTGAGCCTGTTGGTCTCGCGTGCAAATGTATTTGGATTGATCACGCCTGTGTTAGGATCAAGCGCCTTCTTTGCCGCACTTTGCAATAGCAACAGACGGGCATTTGCTCGACCTGCACTGCCAAGGCTATCATAGAGCAACTTGGCCTCTTGCGGGTTTGTGCTGGTTAACATGCCCGTGACAGTCTGAGGATTAAACTCACCCTGATCAAGAACACGCTTTAGCCCGCCCTGCCGCAATTCCCCAGCCATCAAAGCAAGTTTGGTGTTGGCCACCTTCCAACGGGTGAAGTCCTTTGCATCGCCATTGGCCTTGATAAAGTCGCCCATGTCATCATTGAGGGCTTTATAAACCTGCTGAAACGCCTTCTCAGACTTGGTAAGGATGTTGGCTAGGTTTGGATCGGCCTTGAGATCAAACAAGGTTTTGCGATTGGCTTCAATCTTTTGAAGATTGCCGGGGCCGGATAGGCTTGTTTTGACGTCATTGAGTTGTTGGATAAGGCCGCCCAATTGACGCGGAAGATTCTCGCCTTGAAGCCTTGCGATCAAGCTATCGATTGCGTCAAGCGACTTTGGAGCTGCTACATTGCCTGCCGTCGAATACTGATCGATCACCTTGGACTTCATATCCGTCCACTTGGTGAGATCGGCACTGCGCTTTTCTTGGAGGTTCTGCACGATGTCTTTAGCAATATCGCGATCGAACGTCACGTTGGTTTCGGCCAGCAAATCTTCAACCGCACGCTCCCGTGCCTCTTGTTGGCCACGACGCATACCCGCTGTTCCGAGCGGAACAATCTCGCTAACTTGTTGACCGACACGGCCCATAAATGTCTGTGGAGGGTTGATGTCGCTAGTCATGACAGGCACGCCTGCTTCACGCCCTGCAGCTACAATCTCCGAAGGTGGCAAGGCTGGGCCTGCAAAACGACCAGCGGGTGGAAGTTCTGGCGTAATGCCTGTGAATGTTCCGGGGCCTCCTGGCAAGAAACGATTAGCAAGCGCACCACCAGCGCCAGCAGCCCCGCCACCAATTAGTGCACCCATTAGCCTTTGATCTTCTGGAGCCTCGCCAGCGCCATAGCCAGCGCCATAGATTGCCTCACCTACTAGCGGTGCCGCACCTGCCAGCCTAGTTCCTGCAAGGGCTGCCTGCGCTCCACGAACAAACGGAATGGACGCACCGACGGCACCAGCCACTTCGCCTGTGAACGATGCAATCGGAGCCTCTTGACCATAGTAATTCTTGGCTGCCTGCACTTGCTCTTGAGTCAAACCAATCACGGGTGCAAGCTCATCGATCATGCCCAGCGTTAAAGCGTTAGCCGCACCAAGGGCTGCACCACCAGCAGCTTGACCAACAGGCGTTGCCATTGCCCCTGTGACTTGTTCCTCAAATGCTGTTGGCTTGCCTGTAGGCGTTGCATAGAACCTGACTGGCCCACCCTTTGCACGAGCGCCTTGCATTTGCTGAATGGCTTCCGCCTCGAAAGGACCGCGACCTAATTGTTGATTTAGCGCAACCATCTGATCGACAGATGCGCCGCTATCCCATGCGCTTTGTAATTGACGCTCTGCGGATAGATCGGTTTCGGTCTGGACAAGTTGCCCTGCTTCAATAGGCGCATAAACAGGCGGTTGTTGCGCACCAGCAGCTGGAGGTGGAGCGCCTGCAGGTTGACCAGCCGTTGCCCCTGTTACCCGTTGCAAACGTGCCTTCACTTCATTCCAAGCAGCCAAGCGTTCATTTGCCGGAACGGTAGGATCGGCCAAGTTACCAACGCGCTCTTTCAAAAATGTTACGTCGGCGTTTGATACGCCTGCACCCAATGAGCCGCCCGTCAATTGGAGCGTCATGTCGCTGACGATGGTCTTTAGCCTTGAAATGTTCTCCATGCCTGGCGTTGCTTCGCCAGTGATTGCACCATAATTCTTTTCAATCCACGCCCTAACGCCGCCACTTGTAGAGCCCTTGATAAGATCAGCAACGGGATCAAGACCTGTTTCTGGATCTACACCTGCCGCTAAAAGAAGATTTGTCGCAGCGGTCTTTGGAGCGACCGCACCTGCGGCAGCACCTGCAATCGGTTCAATCTTTCCGGCTTGATTGATCTGGTAGGTTTTGGTTGCGTCAAGCCCCGGCGTTGCCGCTACTTCTTGTGGCGACATGGTTCTGAAACGTTCGGTTTCCCGCGTCGGTGTTGCTACAGGTGCCTTCTCCGGCTTTTCAGGCTTGGCAGGAATGATCACGCCACCGCGCAGAGGCTCGGTTGCTGAACCTGTTGGAGCGACACCAACGGGTTGAGGTGGCGTATCCCAGACGATGTTCTTTGGATCAATCGGTTCCATACTCAACTTTCCCATCTGAGAACTCAACTACCGATTTACCCGTTGCTTTGTCATAGCCACGACGGACAACGACCCGCACATTGTTCTCTAGCAGCCATTTATTCATTTGTGCTTGGCCTTCGGAACCAAAGGCTTGGTTTAAGGTGTCAAGCGTTGCCTTATCCATGCGCCGCGTTTGCATGGATTGTCTTAGGATAAAATCGATGCCCTGCTGCGTTACTGGCTTTGCTGCCTGTCCTGCAGGTGCTGCAGGTACCGCTTGCGCTGGTGGCATACCTTGACCTGTCGATCCTTGTTGCTGCCATCTGGAAGCGCCAGGAGCCATCGCCGGGGGGCCGACATAAGTTGAACCGTCGCCTAAAGGAATGCTAACAATCCCGCTTCGTCCATATTGAGCATATTCAGCAGCAGCCTTGTCACCAAACGTTTCTTTGATAAACTTGAAATCCTGTTGAAACGCGGTCGGCTTGTCGGCTTCAGATGGTTTCATGGCCGTCAGTGCAGTTTCAAGAATTGGCTTAAACTCGTCGATATCAGCCATCGTTGTGCCAAAAATTACATGAGCATTAGTTGGATTTAGCTTCATAAACTTAATGGTGTCTTCGGTGCCCTTTGCCGCATCTTCACGGCCCGCGTTTCTTTCAGCCTGAGCGCGCGCAGTCAGCAAATCAATGGCTGTTTGTGGTTGACCGGCAACCAATGCAGACATCACTTGACCGCCATCTCTTAGACGCATGCGCTTTTCTTCACTTGTTAGTGCAGCAAAGTTTTCTTGAAGCATTTTGCGCTGATCTGCCGGAAGCGTTGCTGCAACAGCCTGATATTGCTGGAACGTGGCTTTGGGATTATTGATAAGGGCCTGCACTGCCTCATTGTTCTTTTGCACGCGCTGTGCCTCTAGAACAGCCGCCTCACGCGCTTGACGTTGCGCCTGCGCCTCTTGGCCTGCAGCGCCAACCTTAAAGCCTTGGATTGCAGCCTCAAAAGGGCTCTGGACGTTTAAGCGATAATCAATTGGCTGCAGCATAGTTACACCTTGCCGTAATCTACGGTCATGTAGCCGTGTGATTCACCGATTGCATCAGGATAGATGTTGACCACCTCCTGCGCCATCAAACCGATGTGGCGACCACCGCCCCAAATATATTCGAACTCGTAAACGCCTAGCCCATCAGAGCGGGTGCCGAGACGCGCCACATTCTTTTTCAAGCGCCGATCGCTGAACATACTGCTAAGCCCCGGATTCGCTGCGCCTGCGCCATATTGCATGCCAAGGAACTGAGCTGGAAGGTTAAGGACGTTTCCAATTGCCTGTCCCTCAGCCATCCTTGCCCCAGCCCGTGCTGCACCTTGTTGCCCAAACAAATTAGCAATATTAGCACCTGTCTGTAGCCCTGCAGCCGATTGCCCTGCCGCTGAGGCTTGGCCTAACTGGGCAATGTTTTGCGTGGTGGTTTGGCCTAGTGCCGTCATGCCGCCCAGCCGCCCGTATTGCTCCTCAATTGCCTGTTGCAGCATTTGTGGCCGAAACTGGGCAAGTGCGGCTTGAATGTTGCCACCACGAAGCCCGCCCGTAGCTGAGCCACGCTGTAGCAATGCCTCTTCGCCTTGACGGACTTGCGCTTGAAAGCCTGCGCCCTGCTCAAGCTGCTGAATGGCTGCTTGCTGTGCTTCACGACCTCGCAAGCCAAGCAAAATCTGTTGCTGCTCTAGCGCACCTACGCCTGCCTCAGCATAAGGCCGAAGCCCGCCAATGGCTTCTGTGCCTGCCATCGTATAGGGGCTTAGAATGCGCTTTGATTCTTCAAACTGACGGCGCTGTTCGTCAATGCCTTGTTGTGCGGCTTGGGTTTGCGCCTTCGATGCTTGCTTGGCTGAATTGCCCTGCACAAGACCGCCAAGAAGTGACGACCCGCCGACAATCGCCGCTGAGAATGGATCAGGCATTGGCAAATTCCTCTAAGTATTCTTCCAGCGTTTCGCCGTAGAGATTCATAACATGATGCGCGTTATCGGTGGCAAATTGCGTCCCATGACATAAAGCCACGACCATCAGCACCACGTCGTAATAGCCTGCACGCCATACAAACGACCTTGCATCCGCCTTGCCTACACGCTCAGCCTGATCTGATCCTTGCCACTTCAAGATCATGCCTGCGACGATTGGCGTTAGCGTCTGGCTGTTGACCTGCCAAAACGTGTTTTGACTCATGCCGACCAATGTGTTCCAGATGGTGGCGTTCAAGTCCTCACGGCTTACGGGATCTCCATCGGCCACGTCATCGAAAACCTGAATGGCATTATAGAGCATCATCAGCCAATCAACGGCAGATGCCGGCAGTGCGAAACAGTTTGAGAGGTTTTCCTTGAGCCAATCAACGCCTGTCATTTACGCAGCCACCCATTGGTCGGACGAGCTGCTGGCGGCCCATGATGCTCAGCGCCGTGCACTTTACCTGAATTTGCCATTCGGTCAATCCTCTTCCTCGGATTCACGCTCTTCCCATGCCTGACAGGCTCGAAGATCATGGCAAATAAAATCAAACTTATTGCAATAGCCCCGAAAGCCTGCGTTAACGTCCCAACCATTCCAAGGGATGCGATCCATCTTGACCTGCATCATCACAGAATTATCGTAATACTCGCAATTCGAACACCGGCGACGACGGGCCTCCGCCTCATCAACCTGCATCGCCCTGCCTAGTGCTACCCAATAGGGCTTGTTTGCGCCCTTCTCGTTGCTAGGGTTTTCGGGCCCGAGCATCCAGTCGTCGATGGTCGTTTGCGTGTTCTTGCGGTTCTCTGACGTCGTGATGAAAGGCTCATCCTCAGGCAATCCCTTGAACCCGGCAAACATCATTTTAGGCATTTTGGCATAGTCCATGTCGGGCTCCTTAGGTTATTTCGCGACCAGATACACGCAGCGTCAGGGCGGTGGCATTGCTCGCAATCGTGCTGATGAAAGCGCCTGCATCTAATTCATGCCCTACCAGTTCAGGACAAAGATAGGTCTCCCCTGGCACCACGGTTCTATCATCGATGATCAGGTTGCTATTGCCTGCGCTGCCGCCTACCTGCACCAGATTGACGCTAAAGGTTCGATTGACCGTGTCCGTGTTGGTAACGGTGGATTTATCGATTAGCGCCTTTGCAGCCGTGGCGGTATATTGCGTGGTCTGGGTGGCTTCCATTTGCTTTGGAGGCACGAGGGTTTTCACGGTGACGGTCATTTACTGCACTCCTTGGACGTTATTGGTTGCGGTCAGTATAATTGATGGAACGGCAGGATGCACGCCCGATGCCGCAAAGGCTGCCATCTGTGCGTTAAGGTTTCCGACTTCCCACATTACTTCGAGATAATCCAATGCCTTCATGCTGACCAACAGATTAAAGGCCTGCAAAACCTCGGACTGATTGTTCTGGATGTTGAGATACATAGCCGAATTAGGAATATCGGTGCCGTTCTTTCTGAACCATACCCACACGTCGTGATTAGAGCCGCCGCTTGAATCAAACTGGATCGACACCTGAAAGTTGTAAACGCCCTCGGTATCAACCACGATCCTTGACGTTGGCGATCCGATAAAGACGCCATTGCTTATATCGGTGGTGTTGAAGGTAACCGTGGTCGCGGTGTTAATCGTGCCTGCTGTTTGCGTCGTGGTATCATAAAACTGCCCGTAACGAGCGCGCTTAAACTCACGGGGCGGTGGCACCATCTGTAGACCATCTACTGCCGATGCTAATTGTGCTAATAATGCTAAAGCCTGATTAGCCTTGTTCTCTGCCAAAGCGATACCGACCGAAGTCTCTTGGCCTAATATTGCGATCTGATCTAAGGCTTGCGTGGCCTTGACGTTGCTGATTGACTCACCGACCGCCGCATCTTGAGCCAATGCCAAGATCATGCCTAATGCCTGAATGGCCTTGGTATCAGCATTGCCTGCAAGGATTGTCGCGGCCTGAACCACGTCTGGTGCGATTTCATCAACGGTGGTGAACAACAATTCAAACTGACGGATTTGCTCGTGATCCTTGAGGAACGTTGCAAACTGATCGCGTGTCAGGTTTAGCCGTCTGGAATAGGGCGTTAAGGCCATTAGTAAGCCAGCCCCTCAAGCTGGGCCTCAAGACGCGCAAACGATATATGGGAATCGCTGTCACCCTGAAAGCGTTGGATTCTCCAATTCCTCATGCTGCCTTGCTGAAACCATGTCAGGCGCTTGCGTGTGTTGCCGATAGTGCCGACCTGAATGAATCGGTCTTGGCTCCAGGATAGCCCGTCTAGCGAATAGCTGGTGCTGATCTGTGGATTAACGCCCAATGCTACGCGGCCCGTTAAACTAACCAGCTCAAGTTCATGGAACAAAACGCCGTTGCCTTCGTTATAGACAATCATCGTGCCAAATTCCCAACGCACCTTCTGGCCCCAATGTGTGCCGATAGTGTCAACCAGATACCCAACGTTACTAGATTGCGGATCCCCAACCAGCCACTTGTCATAAGCCCACACTAGGTTGCGAGCGCGATATTGGCTAAATCCTACGATAGTGCTGGTTAGCACAAACCACACAGGCTGATTAAGGGCTTGGGTAGCCGCCCCGTCAAAGACCAAGGTGCGGTCTGGAAGGTGAACATAAAGGTGCTGATGTGATCGATCGTTACGCGCCTCAAGCTTGACCGTTGCTAATTGCGCTTCGGTATATCCAAGCAATATGTCGTCAATCTCTTGCGTGCTGATCTTCGAGGCAGTCGCATTGGCACCCATATAGATGCCGGGGGATTCATTGCGGCCACTACCTAGAAACGCAATCTGCTCCATGTAGACACAGCAAGCAAAGGTGCCGACCACGCCTTTTTGAATCTGCGCCCCGTCAATTCTTGCAAATGGAAAGAACTCACCGCCGACGTTATCAAATACCTCGACGGTGTTTCGGTTGAGGGCATAGACCTCGTTCCTTAGCTTAAGCAATGCCACGACTGGATCAGGATCAGCCTCAGCGCTTCCATATTTCAAAGGATTGACTGCGAGCGGATTAGATAGCTCGGTCACCACCAGAAACTCGCCGTCGGTGGTCATGAAATAGCCATCGACCCAAACCAAATCGAGCACAATTCCTAAATCAGGATCGGTGTTTTGCGTTAGGGTTGCCGTGGCCGGATTCCAATAATAAAGCCGCGTGCCTGATGCGATGGCTAACAGGTCGAAACTATAATCAAACGTAACCAACGTATCGACTGGGCCGCCTACATCTCCCAGCACCGTCACAACGCCCGTAGCAGACACCGTGACAAGCTTTGTGCCCATCACCCGATAACAGATGCCGTTCCAGTTAACGCCGCCCCTGTCAGTCCCCGGCCCTATACCGTTAGCCACGATGCCATCACCCGGACGCAGATAGCCGGTGCTGATTCCGCTGCTCATTGGAACAGGCATAAGGTTTACGGGATAGGCTGTTCTGAGATCAGGCCCGTTATCAGTATAGATGCCGCTGAGAATTTCAATCTGCATCTAAGTCACCACTTTTCTTTTGCCGCCCAGAAGGCCGCTGACATCTTGCCCTTAGCGATATTCTTGGCATGCCTAGCCTTGAAGGATTCACGCCGCGTCTTATCGGCTTGGCTTTCGCCTTCACGCTTTGGGCTGCCTGAAACGCCTTGCTGACCGAAGCGGATTGTCTTGATCTTATCGCCTTCCTTAGCCACCACGACATGGCTTTTGGTAGGATGCGATGGGGTGCGCTTGGGCTTATTAAAGCCTGCAACACCTGCCCGCTCAAGTCTGGAATCCTTCTTCATCGTCAGGCAATTCTATACCAGCTGTTGGTTGCAAGGACGAACCGCATGCGGAAGTAGCCAGCAACAGCTAACGCTGTCGGAGCGCCAAAAGCCGCCGTGGCTCCATTAAGGCCCAGCGTAAAGGCTGTGATGATCTGAGTGCTAGTAATCAACACCTCGGTGCCGTCTGGCGTCTGGGTGTTTAACGGAAGCGTTACCGTGCCTGTGGCAAGCGTGCCTGCAGGTTGAATCAGCATCCATTGCTGTGCTGCTACAGGGGTTGGAACCGCAACGTTAAAGCCAGTGCCAGGGGTGTAGATATTGGTGGCCAGCGTTGGGCTTGCGAACGTCTGTTGGAAGTATTGCAGGAGTGCGTTAATCGGCAGGCGTCGTGCATCGCCATTGCTCGGTGTATAAACCGCTAATTGATCACCGGATGAAACCTGTGCAAGCAACGGAAGTTGATAAATCTGCGCCATGATGGCCTCCTAGTTTAATTCAATCGGGCCGTCTGGCCCTGCGGTCACTGGATCAACTGGGCCGCGCAGGAAGGGATTGTCGTTAATCCGCCAAGGCTTGTTTCCTGCACCGGATGGCATGGTATTCGGAAAC